AATCGCCTGCGGCTGCGTCGCCGTTCGTCTCAATAAAACGGGCTAAATGTGGCGTAATAAGTGGGGAAATGTGGCAAAAAAGCAGCGTGATTGATCGTTTCACCTGTCGCGTTTGTGTCTCGCGATGCGATCGGCTCGCTTGAATCGTCGTTAATCAAATTATTAGCTAGTTTCAGTCGTCGACCCTGCGATCTATGCCACGCAAACAATTAAAAACGCATAAAAAATCATAGTAACGGCGAAGAAAGGTAGACGTAAGTAATTTTACTCAGCATTTTAAGTAGACATGTACAAATGTACTACTCTGCTAGCAATCCAGCCGTGGGTGCGCCAATTGTTACAGTATGTTTCTTTTTTTTGTAAAAACTTGACATTTGACCCGGGGGGCGCCAGACCACTCAAAATTTTTTTTCCCAAAATCAGCCTTTTTTAAGAAGAGGTAGGGGGAAAAGGGGTTTAGCAAATGTACTCGACTTAAAATTAGCTCTATAGCTATAGTTTTTAGATAAAAGTGGCGGTTTCTCCAGCTGATTTCGAGTTATATTCACGTGTAACAGGTCGTCCAGTGCCTCGAAGTCCTCAAGAACGGATGAGATTGGCCCCAGAAGTCAATAGATTTATCAGAAATAGGGAATATGAGCGTCCTGAACAGACAACATTACAAAAAGGAGCAGATCTTTTAGGAAAAGCAGCCCTTATAGGGGGAACTTTGGCTGCAGCGCATGCAATTGGAGGTGGTTTTAGAGGTAAGACAGCAGAAAACGTAGGAAAAGTAGCTGAAGCAGTCGGAAATATGGCAAAAACAGGTGTTGCCGGGGGAGAAGGTATGCCTTCATACGGAATGGAGGTGTATGAAGCTCTAAAACAGAGTCAAGACGTCGATGGAGCAGTTGTACCGAGTCCTAGAGAGAAAGCAGAGGCTTTTTTAGCGTCTCCGCCAGTTAGACCTGCTGTAACAGGGGAACAACTACCAACAAACGCATTTGGTGTTCCTAATGAGGCATGGGATCCAATAACAAAGAAAGTTCAAGGTAAGAAAGTGGTTGTTCGGCCTTCTCTTTTGAGTGAAGCTGAGAAACAGATGCAAGCAGAGAAGATATATGGCGAAAAACTAACTCAGGCCCAGCGTTTTCCTCTACATAAACAATATGACACGATACGGAGAGATCAAAGCTCAGCTGATTACCCAGGAGCTGATGTAACACAAGAAGCAGTTGATAAGTTTAATCAAAGTAGATATCAACAAGCAACAGAAGAATCTTTAGGTGGTAGATATGTTGGTCAAGGTACGCCTCCTCCTATCAGTGAGCGTCCTAGTGGTCCTCCAGCTGGAGATGATGATTTAGTTGGTACTCCATCTGATAAAACTTATAAACAATATTCTCAAGAGAGGGAAGCTCCTTCTTCGGGAATTGATTTAGGTCGGAAGATTGCAGAAACTGAAATTGTAAAATCAGCTCCACAGGAATTAGAAGCTCCTTCAGAAGTTAGAGAAGTAGAGGTTAACGTTGAGCCAGAGAATAGAGCTCTTGGTGGTAAAACTAATGCAGAATTAGTAGCTGAGAGACGGGGTCCAGGGGGAGGTACTTTACGGGGCAGAAGAGAGGCAGCTGCGATCGATAATATAAATAAGGCTTTTGATCTTAGAAATCTTGATCGTCAAGTTACTGGATCTATAGCTGCTGCTGCCACAGGGGCTACAGGGATTTTAGGTCGTCAGGGAACTGCTCTTGTACATGGTGGTATACAGCCTAATGCTGGCGGAAATATTGGACAAAGGATTGTTGATAACTATTGGAGCAATGTTACAGGTATGGCAGGAGAAGATCCAATTCTTGGAGCGATAGGGAAGGGTGGTGGACTTGTACAACAAGGTGTACAGAACACTTCAAGATTCCGGTTCCCAGATATTCCTATTATGGGTGAACATATGCAAAATCCATTTAGCATTCGTTTCCCTTCGGTAGGCAATATTGTAGGTGGCATTTATAGTCATATTCCTGGACATTCAGTAGCAACTCATGCGGCTGAAGCGGTAGGTCAAGCGGCACGAGTAGGTGGGGCTGAGCTTGGATTGCTTGCGACAGGTATTGGAGCAGATGTTGCAGCTAGAGGGACATTAGCGGCTGGTGCTGCTTTAAGACGGAAGGTTGATCCTTATGCTTTAAATCCTTGGATACCAACTCGATATGAGTGGAGTCAGGGGATGACTCCGTATCACGAGACTTGGGCAAAGGCTTATCCAACATTAGAAAAAGGTGCTCGTGTAGCAGGTGAGGTTTTAGGTAGTGCTACTCGTGGTCTTACAAATCTAGATGTAGCAGCTCAAGAGAACTTGAGAAAGAGTTCAATACTGGGTCAGCGGATGTATGAACACGATGAGGGACTACGAAATGTTTCTCAATTTATGGATTCTGTAAGAGAGGGATTTGGTATTCAACCACGTCAGAATTTAGAAGCACCTCAATTACCCCCTGGCACTTCGCTGGATATTGCTTCTGGTGATGTCAATTTAGAAGGTAAGCCGATTAATTACAGGACTGTTGATCACCCATCTTATAGAAAATCTATTGAAGGAGCTGAGAAAGCAGGACTTTCTGTGACCCCTGGAAGTCTTACGGGATATGAGTCCGTTTATCCTACGCAAGTACCTCGTACAGGTGAGGGTAGATCTTTATTTAATGAAGAAGGATTAGGGGATCCAGGTGAAGCTGTTTATGGTAGAACTCCAGGTCAAGCTCAACTTGATAGATTTAGAGATAACTTTGCTAATCAAGAAATCAAAGCTCAGTTAGCGGATAACCGGATGGCTGTTGCAGAAGAGGGTCAATTTGGAGGTAAAACTCAGCCTTATGCAGTGCGAATTTCTGATTATGGTGGCGATTTTAATCTACAAGAGGAGCCTCATACACAAACAAGTGTGCCAAGTAAAAACATCCAACGGAGAAAAAAATATAGGGCTAAATCTTCAGATTTAGTTGATCGTTATAATCGTATTCAAGCAGCTAGAGAAGCTAGGATTGCGGAAGAAAGTAAGCGTTCTGACGACCCTTGGTGGGATAGTTAATTATGGCTGGAGTTAAATTAGTTGACAATCTTGCAAGTTTTACTGATGCTTATGGCACCAATAAGAACTTTAAAAAGAGTGATAAAAATTTAAAAGAGAATTTAGATCCTTTTGCCGGTTCGCTTAGTAGGGATAAACATTATTTTCGTGATCCAAAATCTGGGAGTGCTCAGTGGAAGGGTCTTTTAGATGACAACAACCCAGATGTTAGAGATAACGATTTCTATAGATCTGCAAGATCATTTATTACTGCTGATGCAAAAGGGTTTACTCCAGCTGATGATGCTTATGCACAGTGGGAAAATTTTGCATTTACAGATTTTGGTCCTAATACAAAAGAAGGGGGATTAGCAGATCGAATTGATACTCCTGATATACAGTCATTTTATGATAAGTATTGGTCTTCACGTTTAGTTTCTGATGAGGATTTTGTTCCAGGAAAACTTGCATATATATTCGAAGAACCTGCTGCTGCTGGATCAACTGAAGTTAATCCAAATGAAGCAAATAAATTCCCTAGTCAAGATGTAGGAGTTGTGTAATGGCTGAACCTACAAAAAATGATTTAAGAGAAGTTGCGGTAAGAGGTCTTATCACTAATGTTCTTGGTCCTAAGTGGGCGCCTCTTGCAGATGCAGGAATGACTCTTATTGGGGATGATAGTGGTGAGGTTTATCAGAAAGGGAAAGATTTTTTAGGTAATTTAATGAGCGGATATTGGGAAAGAATGGGTGAGGTTCCTGCTAGGCATGCTTATGAGAATTTGACTGATAGACAAACTGCTTTGACTGAGAAGCCTTTCTACACAGCAAAAGGAGCTCTTAAAGAAAGACTGAGACCGGAACATGATTTTTTTAATCCTTCTAGACCCACACAAGATCCGAACACTGGTAAATGGTCAGCTCCTCGGACGAAGGAGAAAAAGGTCTTAGAAGGTGCAGGATGGAAAAGAGCCTTTTATGAAAACCCAGAGATGACTGCGGAGGCGGTTGGTGCTACAACTGCTGCTGCGCCATTAATTGCAGGTGGTTTGTTTTTGAATGCATTTGCTCAAGGTAGTAAGCCTCGTTCAGATTATGCCTACCCAGTGGAGCCCTATAGGGGTGGGTATGACGATAGTAGTGGGGTACCAGCTTCTTCTAATGAGTACAATCCAAGTGTTGAATCTGCGAGAGCAGCTGCTAGAGCTAGAGAAGATTTAGAAAATCTGAAACAGCAGCATAAGAAAGAACTTATAGAGATGAGAGGTGAATCTCGTACACCAGGTGTTCAAGGTGGTGGTTCTTTTGATGTAATGGGATCTTTAAATAATATTTATGGAAGTAGGCAAACTAACTATTTTAGGTAGAGAAAGTATAATACTTAGAAAGTATTGCTAATTAAATGGACTGGTTTGGTAAAGGTAAATTTGATCCTAGTCCTGGGCTAGATATTGGTAGTTATCAACCACCAGGTGGTTGGGATTTTGGTGCTTTTGGGTCTGATGTATATTCTGCTCCATCTGTCGGCAGTAGGATTCCGTTTTCTGCTGGGTATTCAAGTTCTAGTAGCTCACCAAGTTTTGTAGATAAATTTGCAAAAGGGTTTCTTGACCAATATAAAAATCAAAAATTTGGAGCAGGTAGTTCTGAAGATTTTGCTCAAGGTGCAATATCAGGTGGCGGCGGCGGTGGCCATCAAGTCACACCATTAAGTAAAGATAGTCGAACACGGTTCGTTCAGTATCATCATAAAGATCCAACAGTTGTTGGTGGAGGATCTGGCACTCCTGGCAGACCTGGCTTTGGTGAGCAACTTGCTAGTGCGGCGATACCTGCTGTAATTGGCGCAATTTGTGATATACGCCTCAAAACTGATATTGCTCCACTAGAAAGTACTGAGGTTAATGATGCATTAGCTGAAGTTGCATTCTTTGTGAAGGGGCTCCGTGAGTGCGCTTGAGAAGCTAAAACAGCTTGAGCCGATTCAGTTTCGGTATGACAAAAGATTGGATACTAATCAAGCATTAAGAGCAGGTTTTTCTGCTCAACAAGTACAGAAAATAATTCCTGAAGCAGTACATGAAGTGGATGGTGTTTTGATGCTTGATCTAAATGTTTTAAGGAACTATTTATCGTTAGCGAGAGAAGAGATACTGATGAAGAGTTAGGGCATCTAAAATAATTAAATATAAGTATTTAGATTAAAAAAAATGGCTGTTGGAGCAATAGTAAGAGCTGGTGGAACTCAGCTACCAAGATTAGCAGGTTTATTCAAAAATGTGCTTCGTCCAGCAGCTAGAATTGTAGAGAAAAAACCTGGGCGCGTAATGGCTGCTATAGGTGCAGGTCAAGGATTTTTAAATGAAGGGATAGGAGGTATACCAGGTGGAGCATTCGGTGGATATATTACGGGAGCTGGTTTGGGAGGCGCTCTGAAAGGCGCAGTAAATCCTATTACAAGAGGTCTTACAAAAGTTGGAGTGAATCCAGGATTGGCTAAGAACTTAGGAGCTACTCTTCCGGCTGCTGGTTTAACTGGTCTTACTCTTTCACCTACCATTGGCAATATAGGTAGGGGTATAACGGGAGGTGCTCAAGGAGGCGGTGGAAATGTATTAGGTGCCGGTGCTACTCAGATGACAAGAGAAGGTAATCTTGTTCCGATGAGTGCATTACCAGAAGGTTATCAGCCTGATTCAAATAACATGGTACGGGGACCTCAAGGTAACTGGTGGTACTACTACAATCCTGGAGGTGTTCCAGCTGGTAACAGGCTCAATAGCCAACTTGAGGCGATTACTCAGGCTTCTAATATCAATACAATTGGTAATGCTTTATATGGACAGACTGAAAGAGTTCAGAGAGCTGAGTTTGAACGTCAAGCAGCAGCTGAGCAACTAGCAGCTAACATTGACCAGGCTAAACAAATGGCATTAGCTACTCAGGGCGCTGGGTTAAAAATGGGTATAGACGCTGGTCAAGCTATGGCTACTGGAATGGGCCAAAGAAGCAACTTCAGGTATTTCTAATATGGCGATACAAGATGCCTTACTAGGACAACTATTCAATGTAATAGGGGGTGGTCAAGGTGGAACCGTTCTTGGTAATGGTTACACGGATAAGATTAAATATATACAGCCTTTTGTTGATAATCCTGAGTATGACAAGAAAAATCCTTATGGGATAGATAAGGAGACTGAGAGAGTCCAAATAATCGATGGTAAACCTGTTGTAATAGGAGAAGATGCGCCACGTGGACCAAGCAGAATAATTGCAGGAATACTGGATAAGATAGATCCTTCAAAAGATAGGGATCAACGTGGACCTGGAGCAGATGCGTGGGGGGATTTACCTGAGACAGGATTTGGTCGACGTGCAGAAGAAGTTAAGAAGCGGATTGAGAATCCTAGATATCCTGGGAATCCAAATTTACCTGGAGCTGGACCAGTTCCTCAAATTAGTAGAAAAGGACAGATAGAACAAGGAATACAGCAAGAATTGCAATTGCGTCGAGCTAACGCTAATACTCTGTATATGGCGGATCAACTCTTTCCTCGTTTAGCAAATGCTCAAGCTTTTGGATTTGAACTTGATAGAGCGCAGATGTATGATTATCTGAATACAGGTCGAGGTATCGCAGAAACTAATCTTATTGCACAACAGGCTCCTTATCTTGAAGATATGGGTTCTGCTGAAAAGATTAAAGCAAGAGCTGCAGCACAGGAAGCTGCAAATGAATTTGGTGAATTAGGACTTAAGAGAACATACTTTACTGCTTAGTTAACTTAACCGTTGGTAGAATCTAGGTACTGCTAATTTATAGATTCCAGCAATGGCTGATAATAAGGAAACGCAAAAAGAAAAACAACAAGCGGAAAATATAAAACCGAATAAACAATATACGATTGGGGGTAATGTTTATACTGTTGATCAAGAAACAACGAATCAACTTGTATTAGATGAGGCTGCTGCTTATCAGACTCGTCTCAATATGGCAGAAGCTGAAGAAGCAGATAAGAGACTTAAGGAATCATTTACAGATCAAGAACTTAGGAAGTCGGTATCGGAATCCGATCTCAGAAGACTTGAGATGGGTACTGTTGGTGCAGAAGATAGAAGAACTCAAGCTGAAAAGTTTACAGGTCAACAGGCAACTTTAAAAGTTGAAGGAGAAGAGACACGATTAACTGCTGGAAAAGTAGGAGAACAAACTCGATTAACTGAAGCAACTAAGGGAGAGCAAGAACGTTATACCCAGAAAGAAGGCTTAGTAGAAAGTGGAAGACAGCAGAGACAGACACAAGCTGAACGTTATGTCGGAGAAAGAGGATTAGAAGAGACTCGTGGTGCAGAAGCAAGGAAATTAACTGCTGCTACAGGTATTGAGGCGAGACAGACTCAAGCCGAGAGGTACGCTGGTGAAAGATCATTAGCTGGTACTGTTGCTGGAGAGCAAAGACAAACTCAAGCTGAGAGGTATGCCGGTGAGAGAGGACTACAGGAAACTGTGGGAGCTCAAGCTAGGCAGACTCAAGCAGAGAGATATATGGGAGAAAGAGGATTAGTTTCAGAAACTGGAACACAGCAAAGGCAGACTCAAGCAGAGAAATATATGGGAGAAAGAGGATTACAAGAGACTGTTGGATCACAGCAGAGACAGACTCAAGCTGAGAGATTTGCAGGTGAAAGAGGCTTGGAAGCTACTCGTGGTGAACAGGCACGAGCCACTCAAAGAGAAGGTTTAAGAGAAGGCGGAGCACAACAAAGACAAACTCAAGCAGAAAGATATGCAGGTGAGAGAGGGTTAGTAAGAGAAGGCGGAGCACAACAGCGAGCTACTGAATTACAACGTCAACGAGTTGGGGGTGAAGAGACCCGAGCTACTGAATTACAACGTGCAAGAGTAGGTGGATCAGAAACTCGAAAGACTCAAGCTCAAGGTTTGAGAATAGGTGGCGAAGAGCAGCGTCGTACTAGAACACAGGAACAACGTGTAGGTGGACAAGAAGAACGAAAAACTCTTTCGAGAAGAGGTCAAGAAGAGCGAGCAACTATTGGTCGGTCTGGGTTAGAAACTCGGCAAACACAAGCCGAGAAATTTGCTGGAGAAAGAGGGCTCCAAAGAGTCTTAGGTCAAGAAGCTAGAGCGCAGTTAAGAACTGGTGGTTCAGAGACACGAGCAACTCGTCGCACGGAAGGTAGACAACAACGTTTGACTAGAATGACTGAAGGAGCACAGGCTAGAGCACTGGAAAGAACTCGTGGAGGTGAAACTCGTCGTACAGATCTTCAAAGAGAATCTTTCCGTCGCTATAAGGAGAATAGAGACTATAGTCAAGCTCGCGGTGCTGCTCGTGTATGATCACTTGGCTCAAAGGATTAACCGATAAAGATCGGGAAGCCTTTTTAGCTTTTTGTAAACGAACTTCTAGCCCAATTCAAATGTATTTGTATTCCCGATTCCTTGGGTTTACAGGTACCATTGTGGATTGTGATACCTGGGCTAAGAAGAAATTCAAAAAGCGCAACTTCCAGGAGGTTTTGGAATTAGAAATTGGTTTAATGCAACAGGATATTTCCAACCTAAGAGAAGGTATCCAAATGGGTATGGTGAAGCAGGATATGGGTACGGCCAGAATTGCTATGTTGCAGAAAGAATTAAGAGGCACAATTAAACAACTTAGTGATGAAAAAGTATTGCTTGATAAACAAGGTTTAATTCTTGCTGGTGCAGATAGAGCATTACGTGAAATGCTATCTATATTTAGAGATGATCCTATTGAAGGACCATTATCAGAAGCATCTATGGGAGTATGGACAAAGATATTACAAGAAGAATCTTAGTAATTAATACGCTATGCTACGCCAATGGCAGGTACAAGTATTTATAGCGTCTATCGACGTACTGCACGGGCTGCTGCTAAACAGCAAGTAGTTAAAAAAACCTCTCTTGTTGATATTGATCGTGCGAGAGAAGATTTTGCATATTTCTGTGATGTTGTAGGTAATAAACCTCCTGCACTGCATCATAAACAATGGCATAAATATCTTTGTACAGGTGAGAGTAGTGGCTGTTTGGTTGGGATTGCTGGTCCAAATATAGATATTCTTGCTCCTAGAGGATCTGCTAAATCAACTGTTCTTGGTTTGTTTACAGCTTGGTCTATTGGTGTTCATGCTTTAAAGCGAATGCCTTTAAAGATTTTATATATTTCATATACGGTTGATGTAGCTAGACCAAAGAGTGCTGCAATTAAGAGAATTATCGAAGAAAATAAGATCTATAAAGAAATTTTTCCCACAGTAAAAATTGCTAAGGGAATTAATTCTAATGAGTATTGGAGTATTGATTGGAAATTTGCTGGAATTAAATCAACAGGTGAAGAGGAGTTTAGTGTTTGTTGTGCAGGATTAAAGGGTGCTGTTACTTCAAAACGATCACATCTTTGTATTATTGATGACGCGATTAAAAGTGCTGATGACATAAAAAATAGAGATATTAGACAAGCTATGGAGGATAACTGGAATGCGGTCATTGTTCCAACAATGTTTGAAGGCGGTAGAGCAGTATGTCTCGGAACTCGTTTTCGGCATGATGACATTCATAACAGCACTTTCACTCCTGCGAATGATTGGGTGCAGATTATTCAGTCTGCTATTACCGTCGATAAAGAAGGTGAAGAGATATCTTATTGGCCTGGTATGTGGTCCTTGGATTACCTTCGTGATAGGAGAAGACAAGCACCCATCGCTTTTAGTTTTCAATATCAGAACCAGATTGTTCAAACTAGCGAACTTTCTCTTTCACCTGATTTGATTGTTAAAGGTACGATTGCAACCCAGTTTGATGCCATGGGGGTTGGAGTTGACTTATCCGCTGGTGTGAGAGAGCAAAATGACTATACAGTTTTTGTAATGGGAGGTCGTATAAATAACAAAATTCATATTATTGACTGTAAGCGCCTTCGAATTATGGGGAATTTAGAGAAGTTAGAAAGTCTTATGGAGATGATGGAAGAATGGGGAGTAATTCATAGAGATGGTAAGAATTATTTTGCTACCGGGAATGCTGTCCATATCTGGTCTGAAGCTGTTGCCTATCAGGCTTCTTTAGAGGCTGATTTTAAACGTATCTGTTTGGGGGAACAAGGTTTATATAATATGCTCTGGCATGCTGTGAAAGGATTTCGAGGAGATAAAGTTGCTCGTTTTAGGGGAATAATGGGTCTATTTGAACAGAGACAAATTATTTTTAATAAGTATCGAAAGTTTACTGCTTTAACGGACGAAATCGTTAATTTCGGTGTTAGCTCTCACGATGATTGTGTGGATGCTTTAGTATGGCTTTGCAACGGATTAATGTCCAAAGGAAAACTAGAGTTAGAGTATTGACGATTTAAACTGGAAAGACCACCTTACAATGTCACCCAGCTACTACAAAATAGAAATCGAACAGGACGCTTATGGTTCTGTTGTTATTCCTCTACCAGACGAGATTTGTCACGACATGGCTATTCAGCCAAGTGAACGATTTGAAGCTGAAGTTGAGGAAGACGTGATTACACTTAAACGTTTACATGCCGGGTACAGCATTGACGAATAGACAAATTGTTGAAAACCCATGAGTGCTAGTACTGTTAAATCTGAACTTGATACTCTCCTCAAAGCAGTAGTAGACCGAGATGGGTCTGGGTCAGCAGATACGATGCTGATTACTGCTCATTTATCTCAAATGAAAATGTTTGGGATACGTCAAGGAGTTGAGTTTTACCCTGAACAAGACAACTTTGGGACTCAAAGATTTGATTTCATTCAACAAGTTATAAAGTTCAATAAATTAGATGCTCGTCTCGATTCTATGTGGGATCGATTTTTAGCTTATGGAAAAGGTCTTTTCTACATTCGTCCGACTCAGAAAACTTATCGTCTTTATTGGTTTGATAAAGATTCTTATCGTACTTACTATACTCCAGAAGGTGATTTAGAAGAAGTTATTATTATTTATCCTTATAAGGTTAAGTCTAATAAAGGATTTAAAGGTGCAGGTTTGAATTCAGATAAACGTTATATGCGTTTAAGAATTACTCCTGAAGAGATCGAAGAATTTCATAGTGAGCAAGAAATAACTTTTGATAATGAAGGAATGGAGTATTCGACTTTTGATAAGAAAGTAAATGATAATACGATGGAGTTTATTCCATGTGTAGAAGTTTTTAATAATCCTGATGCTTTTGGTACTGAAGGTGCTAGTGAGTTCGAGTGGTTATCAAGTCAGATATTAGCTCATGATGAGATGGTTAAAAACATTCGAGCTAACTTATCATTTTTCGGTAATCCAACTTTACTTTCTTCTCGACCAAAGCAAGATATTATTGAACAGAATTCTGATGAGACTGGTCAGAGACCAAGTATTTCTAGTCAATCTGGTTTTCAATCAGATTTTAGTTTATCTAGTTCTACCTTTAAACAGGATCCTACATCTAGAAATCAGCCTGGTTATATAGGTAAGCCTGGGAGTGGCATGCGTGTTCCACGGGTAATTGCAAATTTAGAGGCAACTGATAGAGTTGCTTTTATTACTCCGAATCCAGTAGGAACTGATCAAGCTAGATATGCAGAACAATTACGAAGCGAAATTCGTCTTGCGTTAGGTGGTATTGATGATTTAAGTATTACCAATGTAACTGCAACTGAGATTAAATCTGCTTATGGTCGTGTTAGTGCTACTGCGAAGAAGAAGTGTTTACAGCTTTATACATATGGGATTTGTAAGTGCTTTGAGTTAATGATTTTCCAGGAAGAACAAATCTTCCGTAAATCTCTTGCTTATCATTCAGGAATTAAATATCCAGTACCTCCAGAGGACCCTAATGATGATGTTCTTTATGAGAAATATATTAAACAGAAGGATCGTTATGAGAAGAAATTACAGCAAGCTATCGATGCTGCAGTAGAGACTAAAGAGATACCTGATGGTGTTGTAGGTCTAGCTCCTGACGGAGATAGAACTGTTACATGGCGTTGGATGGGACCGGTATATGAGGATACTGCACAAGATAAATTAAATCAGTCTATGTTCTGTAGAAATTTGCAAGAATTGGGTGTTGATAGTATAGAAGCACTGAAGTACTTATTTCCTTCCAAAACTGATGACGAGATTGCAGGAATGCTTTCTGGTTATCCGTTTAGAATAGTAGGAGAAGTACAAAGAGCGTATTCATCTTTAATTGACTTAGTCAACCAAGAGATGAGGACGCCACATCCACAGCAACCGAACTTACCGATGGCTGCGGATCCGAGACTCGATCTCACTCCATTCTTATATCGAACTCTAGAATCACTCCAGAAGGAAGTTACTTATGCAGGACGCTACCGTAGCGCCGACCCAATCGGCACCCCAAGTATCCCAGACCCAGCCGACCAGCTACGCGGCTCCAGCAGCCCAGTCGGCAGCCCAGGCACCCGTAGTGGGAACGTCTCCCCAATGGGTGGCGACCTCCCAGCCGATGGCGGCACCGGTAACACAAGCGCCAGCGCAGACGGCGGTACCTTACCAGAATTCAGTCCCTACTCAGTACAGCCCCCAGGTATCCCAGGCGCCTCTACAACAGGAGAATCCTTACAAGGAGGCGTTCAACAAGGTGGTGGGCGCCCTGAGTTCACCAGTCCAATTCCCGTTCCTGGGTCAACAGTCTCCTCAGACACAAGCAATAGACCCGGCCAGTTACGGTTCCCAACAAACGACCCAATTCGCCAATCAGGGTCTTCAGACCTCTATGCCTGGGATCAACAACAACCAGGTATACTCGGACAGCTATTCCCCAACCTCACAGGAGATAACAGCAGAACAGCTCCTCGCCAACGGCGTTAGCCCTGAGAGTATTAATGTAATTGACCATTTTGGTCCTGATACTGCAGCTGTTCTTAATGATTATTCTTGTCATTTAGAGGACGCAGTAACTGCAACTAATGGACAACTTCAAGAAGCAGCGGGTCTTCTTCAAGAGCTCTCTCAGGAACATAAAGTCTACGAAAGAATCCTGACAGATCCTGATATTCTTGCTGATTACACATGTGAATTCTTCGGTGAGAACGGCCCTTACCCAGTACCACCATCTGGTGTTGCTCCTCAAGGTCAACAGGTAGGACAGCAATTTGCTAATGCTCCAGCACCTCAGGTTAGTGGGCAGCCTCAAGTTGTTCCAGAGCCACAGCAAGTAGCTCCACAGCGCCCTGAAATGCCTATTCCTCCACAGCCACAGCAACCAGCTGATCCAAACGCTTTCTGGAATAACTTCGGCTCTGCAGCTGATCGTGATCCACAGAATGCTTGGCGTTATCTAAATGCTGCTCAGCAGAATCCTGAAGTCTTCCGTCAGAAGCTTCTTGTAATGGAGTGATCCAAATTATTAAATAAGGGGTAGTAATTCTACCCCTAACTTCATTTCCTCTAATGGCAAAAAAGAAAGCCAAAGCTTCAGATAAAGCAGATGCATTTCTACAGGGACTAGGTACAGCTGGCGGCGCTATTGGCTCTCCAGGTTTAGTTAGTTTCGGTGGTGATGATATTAAGCAGCAGATCATTTCTGGCAATGTTGATCAATATTTAGGATTAAGAGATCCAGTGATGAGTCAGTCACCTATGCCTCAGGATTTAGACTCTTCTTATTTGAAATTAAATCTTCCAGGTTCACCGTTACCTGGTAATGCTTTAGGTTCAGTTCAAAACCTAGCTGATAGTATAATGAATCAGCAAATGTTCTTATCTCAATATCAGATGGCATTAGCACAAATGATGCCCCCTGGTGCATATGAGCAACTCCCTATGGGATATCCACCCCCTAAGAAAAAATGAGCAAAGCTAGAGCAAAAGAAGCAGTTCAGAAGTCGGAAGACTATAAAGAAATAATTGCAGCTCTTGCTGCAGAAGCTTCGCATGATCAACCAGATTTACAGCCAAAAGATGGATATATCAATCCTTTAGGGCGTATGGGAGTTGTTTCTTCAGGTAACTATAACGAATACAATATGGCTTAAGTAAGAGATAAACTTACATAAGTTGATTGATAAACCCTTGTTATAATTATTTTAATGGAATTTAGTTTCCAGATATAGAGAAAGTGTCCTCTTTTAGGGGACTTTGTTCTCAGATATCAGCAAATTACATAGCGCTGAAAAAACCCAATGTTTATTGATAAC